GCCGGCCGCGGCACGGGCCATCTACGCGCAGATGGCCTCCCGCCTGCTCGCCATGGGTCACAAGGTGATCTTCACGACTCCGACCACGTTCGGCAGCGCCTACTCTGGCTATGCGGCAGTGAATGGCGACCTGCTGCGCAATGCAGCTGATGCTCGGCAACTGGCGTCTGATCTGCGGGTGCGCCTGCTTGATCTCTGCGACCTCGCGCTGAACAAGGCCTCGACGGACGGACAGCCGCAGGCTGCCTACATCGAAGCAGATGGCATCCACTGGACACCGTACTTCCTCGCGACTATCGCACCCATCGTGGCGGCGATGCTTGACGAAGCGGGCGTGAAGACGAGTCCGGCGCCGAAGCTCACCTCGCTCTGGGACGCAAAGTACACGGCAGCCGGCGCGGCGAACAACGCTTCGAGCTCGAACGTGCTGACCAATGGCCAGCTGACCGGCTCCGCTGCGTCGCTCCCAACCGGCTGGACCGTGAGCAACACGGGCGCGCCCACCCTGGTCTATGCGAAGAGCGCGAGCGACCTGCACGCCAGCGACGGCACCTTCCAGGTTGACTACACCGGCGCGTCCGGCACCAACACGCTGATCCGCTCGCCCAGCTTCCACGCGGACCTGGCGGCTGGCATGACGGTCACTTTCGGCGGTGAATTGATCCTGCCGGCCGACACCGTCGCCGGTCGGTTCGTCGTCGGCATCCTCGCCACCGTCGATGGCGTGGCGAGCTGCCAGCTTGGCGTGAGCAACTTCGCAGTGGCGCCGAAGAAGGCCGCCACCTACCGGATCTTCTCGAAGCCCTGGACCATCCCGGCGGGTTCAGTCGTGACCGACGCGCGCGCCTTCATCCAGATCATCCCGGGCAGCGGCGGTTTCACCAACGTGCTGTCGCAGTACCGGCAGTTCCGGGTCGACGCGCTGACGGCATGACCACGACGGCAGGCGGCTACGCCGCTGCCTCGTGACAAGCACGGCAGAGTCGCCGAGCCCTACGCAAGGAGAAGCCCATGGCAGACCGCATCGAGACCTCCGCTGAACGGGAGCGCCGCTGGCGCGCCGAAGGCGACATGGACACGCTGATGCGCGCCGAGGAGATCCGCAAGGACCCGAAGCGGCTGCAGGCCGCGGCCACCCTTGCGAAGGAGAAGGTCGTCGAGCTGGCCACCGTGGCCGGTGAGGCGAAGAAGCCCTGACCCCCACCACCCCCAAGGAAGAGCATGAGTTCTGTCGATGCCCACATCCTCTCCACCCTCGAACCCGAGGAGCGCGCCGCGCTGGAGGATCCCGAGTACACCGCGGCCCAGGCCGAGACGCTGAAGGCCCTGGCCGCTGAAGGCGCGCCCAACGATGAGACCGACGGCGGCGAAGGCGGCGAGGGCGAGGTCCTCGATGCCGACGGCAATCCGGTAGCGGCTGCGGCGCCTGCCGCTGCACCCGCAGCACCGGCGGCCGAGGTCGCTGCTGCTGCCCCGGCACCGGCCGCGACTGTCGAGCCCGACGATGATGCGCCGGCGACACCGCTGGTCTACAGCGCGCAGCTGCCCGCCGACTACGACGACCAGGTCGCGAAGCTGAAGACCGATGCCGACGCGCTGAAGACCAGCCTCAAGGAAGGCAAGCTCGACGCCGACGCCTACGCCGAGGCCCTCGACGCGATCGTCGTCCGCCGCACCGAGCTGGCCGACCTGAAGACGAAGGCCGACATCTCGGCGGAGATGAACCAGCAGGCCACAAAGCGCGATTGGGAGCAGGCCGGGCACCGTCTCGCCAAGCGCGTGCTGACCGAAGACGGCTTCGACTACCGCACCGACGACGACAAGCGGAACAGGCTCAACGTCGTCATGAAGGCCCTGGCCAACAGCGACGATCCCCGCATCGACAAGATGTCGATGGACGAGCTGCTGGCGGAATCGCACAAGATCGCGAAGGCCACCTACGGCTGGTCGAAGCCAGCGGCTGCGCCGGCACCCGCAGCTGCAGCGCCTGCCGCAGCGCCAGCGGCGCCGGCCAAGCCCAGCGCGGCCCCGACGCCGCCGTCGCGGAAGCCCCCGGTTGACGCCGTGCCCGCAAGCCTGGCCATGGTCCCCGGTGGTGACGGGCCCGGCGCTGTCGCCGGCGAGTTCGCCGAGATCGACAGCCTCACCGGCCAGGAGTACGAGGACGCCATCGAGCGCCTATCCCCGGCCCAACGCGCTCGCTTCCAGTCGGGTCGGTGATGGCCGACAGGACGGTGGTTGTGCTCGATCTCCGCCCCGGCGAGAGCTTCGATGTCGGCCCTGCAGTGGTCGAGTTCGAGCACAAGTCCGGCCGTGTCGCGAGGTTGCGGATCTCCGCGCCGCGTGAGGTCACCGTCCGTCGCAACAAGCCCTCGGATGAGGGCAAAAATTCTTCAGCTGCTGCGCCTGGCTTCGTGACAAGCACAGCACCATAGGTCTTCAGCGGCACCAGATGCCGCGGTAGCAAGAGCGCAGGAGTGCTCTCCAGGTTCACACCAAGGAGCACTCTTCAATGGCTCGCACCATCATCGGCGTCAACGACGCCAAGGCGGTCAAGCGCTACATGGGCTTGATGGCCGTCGACACCTCGCAGCGCGGCTACTGGTCGCAGCGCTACATGGCCCGCGGCTCCGACGCCGAGGTGCCGATCCAGATCCTGACGGAGCTGGAGACCGATGCCGGCGAGATGATTTCCTACGACCTGCTGGCCGAGCTGCGCCAGCAACCGGTCGAAGGTGAAGACACGCTCGAAGGCAACGAAGAGCGGCAGTCCTTCTTCACCGACACGATCTACATCGACCAGGCCCGCTGCGGTGTCAACACCGGCGGCCGGATGACCCGCAAGCGCACGCTGAACAAGCTCCGCGACCTCGCGAAGCGCCAGCAAGCGAACTGGTGGGCCCGGGTGCAGGACGAGCTGCTGTTCATCTACATCAGCGGCGCCCGCGGCATCAACCCGAACTTCATCTTCCCGACGGGCTACACCGGCCGTGCCAACAACGCGCTGGTGGCCCCGGACACCAACCACGTCTTCTACGGCAACGACGCCACCGCGTTCAACAACATCGACGTCAACGACAAGTTCGACCTCGGTGTCATCGACCGCGCGAAGACCCGGGCTGACGTCCAAGGTGGTGGGGCCACCGGCATCCCGGTGCTGCAGCCCTGCCGCATCGACGGCGAGGAAGTGTTCGTCTGCGTCATGCACACCTACCAGGAAGACGACCTCCGCAAGGGTGTCGGCACCGGCGGCTGGCTCGACATCCAGAAGGCGCTGGCCACGTCCGAGGGTCGCAAGAGCCCGCTGTGCAAGGGCGGCCTCGGCATGTACCGCGGCGTCGTGCTGCACAGCCACCGCAACGCGATCCGGTTCAACAACGCCGGCGCCGGGGCCAACATCGAAGCCGCCCGCGCGCTCTTCCTGGGCTCGCAGGCCGGTGTCGTCGCCTACGGCTCGCCGGGCACCGGCATGCGCTACGACTGGCACGAAGAGACCCGCGACAACGGCGACAAGGTCGTGATCTCGACGTCCTCGATCTTCGGCTGCAAGAAGGTCGCCTTCACGATGGATTCCGGGTCGCAGGACTTCGGCGTCTTCGCGCTGGACACCGCGGCGGCGTCGCGCTGATCCGCTGAGCCACCGCAACTTCAGGAGCACGCAATGGCTTTCTCCGGCACCAACGACTACATCAACGGCCGCAAGCCGGTACCGACGCCGCAAGGCGCCGAGGTGGTCGCGACCCGCTTCACCCTGGCCATGGCCACTGGTGACCTCGCGCTGAACACGATCGGCCGCGTCGGCACGCTGCCCGCGGGCTGCATCCCGGTCGATGCCCGCGTCATCGCCGACGACATCGACAGCGGTGCCGCGGCCGCGGTCTTCGAGGTCGGGATCTGGGACGGCGCCGGGGCCAACCTCTCCACCGTGGCCGCTGATGGCGGCGGCGCCTGGGGCAACACCGGCACCGCCGTGGCCACCGCCTTCGACAAGGCGCTGACCCGCACGCTCAACAACATGAGCAAGGTCACCGCCACCCAGACCGACCGCCAACTCGGCGTCAAGGTCACCACGGCGCCTTCGACGCCCGTCGCCGGCAACCTGACCGTCGAGCTGCTGTACCGCAACGCCTGATCGCGGGCGTCCTGACCCCTGACCGGGGCCGTATTGGGGGCCGCTGTGCCCCCTCTTCGTTTGAGGTGTGCATGAAGCTGCTGACCACGATCCGCCCGCGCCTGGATGGCACGGTCATTGTCACGACGCTGGAGAAGGGCCCGAAGGGGAAACCGATCACGGTGACCTTTGCCCCGAGCGATGACCCCGAGGCCGATCCCGATCAGCTCGTCGGCGACGTCGATCACGAGCCGACGATCAAGCACCTCCTCGGCACCGGCAACTTCGAGCCCGCTGACGAGGCCGACTTCGAGCACGCCACCGAGCTGGTGCAGTCCGGTCAGTCGGCGTTCCGTCGCCACCTCCGGGCCCATGGCGTCCAGGCGCCTGGCCTTGCCACCGGTGCCGACAACAGCTCTGCCGGTGCCGGCGAAGGCGATGGCGAAGGTGAGGGGGAGGGTGAGGGCGGCGAGGACGACGGCTTCACCGACGCGAACACGCGCGAGCTCGTCAACGGCGGCATGCCGCAAGAAGCCGCCACCCCGCCGAGCCACGCGAAGCCGAAGAAGGCCCGCGCGGCCTCCTGATCCATCGTGGCCCGCGCCTGGTCGGCCTGGCTCCCGGACGTTCTGCCGCACGTCCAGGGCTGCCCCTATCTCCTCGCGGAGCATGAGGTCCGCCAGGCCGCGAGGCTGCTGTTCCGTCGCTCCCGCGCCTGGGCCGCCGCCACCGCCGATCTGGCCGTCGCCGCGGCGCAGGCCGAGGTCGCGGTGACGCTGACCGGGTCTCGCGAACTCGTCCGCGTCGACAAGGCCTGGCTCGATGGCCGCAAGCTCACCGTCACCACGGTGACCGCACTCAACGACAGCGGCACCGACTGGCAGGCTGAGACCGGGACCCCGCACTCCGTGGTGCTGATGACCCCCGGCATCGTCCGCCTCTACCCGATCCCGACTGCTGCGGCCGCCACCGGCCTGAAGCTGCAGTGTGCGGTGGGCCCCACGGAGACCGCGACGGGCCTGCCAGATGACCTCGCCGTCGAGTACGAGGAGGCCATCACCGTCGGTGCCAAGGCGCGGCTACTGCTGATCACCGGCAGGCCGTGGACCGCGCTCGAACTCGGTCAGG